TCCCAAGGGAATGCTCCCTCTCCGTGTTTCTGTAAATCCTCAGTTTTACCTGGCCAGATAGCGTTGCGTTGATCGTAGCTGTCTTGACATTGAGCCACGAAAGGTGACATATCCACAACATCAGAATCGTATTCGTTCTTTAGTTCGGTGATGTCTGGTTTTGTAGTAGTATAAAAACTCTCTAAGACTTGTTCATCCATTATCGTGATTCTAACATATTCCTCTTTATTCTATTCTTAGCATTGTTGATAACATTATGATACCATACAACATCTCTTCCCGCTAAATCAATTAATTCATCAACAGGTACTTCGTGTATTTGATCATAATATGATCTATAAAGTATTTCCCAAGCAACGAAAGCGTCACTATGTCGTTTTATGAACTCTAGGGTAATATCCGTCTCGTATTTTTTTGTGTCTGTAATACTTTTCGCCATTATATTCAATAACCTGTGCCTTAAATCGTTTTCCAGGAGTTAGTTGGTTAGCCATGTTCATAGGTATACAGGCTCTCATCTTCTTCCTCTTGCGATTTTCTACTATGTATCCGATTACAAATTTAGCATTATTTGCGTTTTGTAATATAGTTACATCAACAAATTGGGGTTCAAGTGCTTTAAAATCATAATGATCTTTTATTTTCTGTACTCCCGATTCGGTCAACTCCTTAGTCTTATCATTATAATCCTCTGAGTTGCATATTTTGTTTCTAGTTCTACCTATTTCCATAGGTGATCTATCTAATATTTTAGCTAATTCTCCTTGTTTCACTAATATCCTCCTGTTCCTTGAACTTGATCAAACGATGTTTCTCCATAATATATAGGGCCTTCTCCTCCGTTTGACAACCTTAAATACCTCATTAAGTCAAAAAAGTCCTTTAGAGCTTCGTCTGACTTACCTTGTGAGTTATAATTAATCAATGAATCAATAAGGTTACCGCATGATTCATGTATATAACATCTTGGTCTATTTTCTCCATCTATACCTACATTAGGATTATAGAAGAACCATTCGTCTAACGCAGATGTACCTATTGCTTCTGTTCTTCCATCGGATGGAACAAAGTCCATACCTTGTTCACTGTACTCAGAAAATAAATCAATATTGTTTTCATTCTCTTTCGCAAAATATCTTGAGTCACCTATTCTTTCAAATACATTTAGCTTTAGCTCATCTTCTATTTCTTCAAATAGATCAATGTACCCCTTAACATTGTATCCTAATTTCTTTGAAGCAGGCCCGTATCGCCATTTCGGATCGCCAAATAACGCCCATTCACCAAATGTATCTCTATCTGGCCATTCTCTACGGATGTAGATGTCCCCGTTTTTATTGACTCCAGCCCATATGGAAACATAGTTTCGTGCTCCTGCGGGGTCAACAACTTGGTATATTGTAAATTCTTTTTCATTTGATATATCTGGGAACTTCATCCCGTATTTGTTTTCTTTTTCTCCTAATACATTGACTTCGGTATTAAATAGGGGTAGCATTGATGTCATTGATTTAACTGGCACACCATATGCTCTTACTAATATCTCTTCTTGGGGGCGACCCTTTAGATCCTTTGAAATACGAGAATACCCACCAAATGGGTTTTCATCAGAATGAAGGTATACTATACTCGCATCCCTTTTCGGACTATACTGTTTTACTGGCAATGACTTATTTTTTAACAATTCAGCTTTTCGTGTTTGCAATGTTTCTGCTCCTTGTAAGTACTCTGCTATGAATGGTGTGTAACCATCAATTGGGGTAAACCCAATAAGTAGCTTTGAGTTTCTGGTAGCTAGACGGAATCTAAGTGTGTTTACCAATGAGGCATCACCAAGGTATTCATCTAACCACGCACCTATATTGATCTGGTCGGGCTTCTTGAACCCGAACTCAAAACCTTCCAATATGGTCTGATTGTTGCTAAACTGTGTATATGTCTTAAAATCAACACGGGTCTTAGTATCGGGAAAGATAAAGCTACTACCCGTAAAGCCATTCTGCATAGAAAAATTAATATAACCCTCTGTACTCTTTGTCTTCTTCTTGAACTCCTTGGGCATCATCTCCCAGATCGCAGATTGTTGTACCTTTACAGATGTATCTGCATTTTGCGAGAAGCACACAATGTGACCATTGTTGTTCTGCATGACTGCTTCCATGACCATTTTGGCACAACCAGTGGTTTTACCACTACGATTACCACCCAAAACTAAGCACTCATTGTGTTCCCACAATCCCTGCCTAACACGATCCCATCCATCTAACTCAAATCCCTGTCGTATTGGATCTTCTTCTGCTGATTGGATTCTACCCTCGTGTGCCCTATGTAACTCCTCAAGTAGCCTTGGTTCGTTCTCTGCTAAGAAAGCAATCTCTTCATCCGTTGGTGGTTTCACCATAGGATGTTTAGTAAAAACTAATTCCATCTATTCTTCTTCTGGTTCTTCTGGGATCTGCGTTGGTTCTTCCCAGCTAATATCTAGATCTATTCCCGCAATCATATCTGCTGATGCCTCCGAAAACAACATCCTGCCTACTCGGAAGTTTGCGTAGTCGTAATATAATGTTCCTTCATCATCTAGTACCACAAATGCATAGTTTGAAAAATGTTCCCCTAGTATACCTTTTACTTGATCTAGGACTTCATCGTAATCATCTGGTATTACATTACTCATCTATATCTATTATATCTGCTTGTTTTTCTTTCCTTATCCTGTCTCGCACAGCCTTTAATGTATCCTCGTAATCCTCCTGTGTATACACTTTTCTCTCTTCAGTGATATTACTAGCTTCCCCACGAGCAGTCATTGCCTGCCTCTGAGAATTAGATTTAGCTATAGATACCTCCTTCAAATCCTTAAATTCGGGTATATACCCTGCTTCTATCTTTCTGCGTAGTGCATCTACCACATCCTCCTCAAGGGATTCTAGGTTAATATAACTCCTCGCAGAGAGCTTGCCACCCAACTCCCGAAACTTACCAAGGTAGTCAGAGTAGTCAGTTAGCACAGAAACGAGCGTAGAACGGGTTATTTTGTGCTTTTTGACCATCTGGGTCTGTGACACCCCAGTTGATATTAAAAAGAGTATCTTGCCCACTTTCTGTGGATTTATGCGACTAAGGCTATTCATCTTCTCCAATGCCTTGTTATCCCGCACCTCTTCTATTGCAGATCGTATACCTTCTTCTAGTTCTTCTTGCTCGTCCATTTATCAATATTGATTAACCTTTACCAGTTAGAATACACTATCTTATACATATAGCATATACTAGTTGACTTCATATATAGTACCATAGTATAGTTGTGTTTGTCAAGGGGCTATGAGATGAGCATTTTTTTAAGGGCTAGTTATTATATATAGCATAGGAGCGAGCGAGCGTTGACTGATGCCCCCCCCGCCATAGCTAGGTGTTATCCAAGCTAGCTAGCCAAGATAGCCTGCAATCGTGATGTTTATGCTAGCTAGAGAGCGATACTATCACAGATTCTGCTAGCTAATCAGCTAGTTTATCAGCATTGTAGCGTGAGTAAGTAATATATTACCGCTAGCTGAGATGCATTTATGGGTGCTATTTTAGGTACAGTTGCCTATCTAAATCTAGTTATTAACTAATCTATTTGTCGTTATTAGCTAATTATTTATGGTCATCTAACTCAGTGTTTAAGCGGTTTACAGAGAATCATCACTTTAAAAGCTAAAAAAAAGCTTGCGTTATTAGCTAACCAAAATCATACTGTAGGGACAATCAATTAATTCCAATGAGATGAGTATCCAATAGGATACGACAGAAGACCCACGCTAGCAATAGTGCCAAACTTTCTCCGAGAATATGCCAATTGAACGCCACACGAAATTTGCTGAAATGCGAAATGGGAAATGCGAAACCAAAGCAGTGGCACAGCATTCACTTTGACTCTCAAAATGCTGAGACGATGTCAAATGCTAGAATAATACATCAATACAAGATGGGATAAATCTGCGACTTTACGACAGACAGTTATGCCGACTCTAGGCATAGCAACGATCGTTTGCTGATCTGCTCAGTACTAGCTACATCTAACCGACTCTAGGTTAGAAACGGCAGTGAAAGCAAATGATCTAGTCTGTTTACTAATGCAACTAGCTAACCTAGCTAACTGTCCAAAGTCAGTGCAAATGCAGATGGGTAAACATTAACCAAAAATTATACTTATACTTATGAAAACATTATATAAATTAAATGCTCTTAACTATTACAATACTGCTAGGAATGTAATTATTACTGATCCTGTCTATACTTATGATGAGATCGCTGACCGACTAAAGAGTCTGCACAAATCAGTTGAAGATTTGGGAATAAAAGAAGG